CGACGCACGTTACCGGATATAGTATCGATGGTTTCCTTTTCTACAGTACTCAGGTCAAGAGTCGCCAGTTGAGAGCGAACCACATTCGCTGCCATTTCCTGGAATGGCATTGGTAAATCTTTAAATTCCATTATTAGCCTCGTTGGTTAGCTATTAACGTGGGTATGTAACCATTCTGGCAATGCTTAATGCCGCTGCTTTTTCCAGCCTGGTGATATCCTGCTCCAGAGCGGACAGATTTTCAGCCTGCTTAGTCCTGGCTTCATTGGCCCATTTCAGATCCTGCGCTGCATTAATTTTCTGGCGCATCCACTCATAAAGTTCATCATCGGTATAGTCTGGCGCGATGATGACGGGTTCTCGTTTCTGCATACTGATTCCTCGCGGTGCTATTTCGCTTATCAGCCGTTAGATTTTCCCGAACTGGAAAGCGCCTGTTTAAATTCACTGAAGCTGAGAGCTTCTTCGCCTTCGGCAATACCATCGAAGTATTCTTCGTAAGCCTTTTCCATGATTGTGTCGAAATCCATATCACTCACCTGAGTTTCTTTCCAGCCAGCGACGGGCACCATTTTCGGTTTTAAACGTTTTGCTTCTGGTATACGTCATCGCGGTAAACGTGCCGTCCTGGTTGGGAAACACGCCGTACACCAGAGATTCGTTGTTGCCAAGATCGATAGTATCCATGCTGACCTCATTTCCCCTTAACGCTGGGGTAGCGGAACTAAAAACCTGCTGCGCTGTTATACAAAGTGTTCCCGCCGTCATGTTCATACGCCTCGGGCTGGCTACTTACCCCCTGACCACTGCTTGGTAACTCGAAGTATTGCCCGGCGTTCTGTGGGGCGGGGTGGGTTGGTATGTTGTTAAGGTAACAAGAGTTACCTTTCGAGTCAATACAATGTTGCAAAAGGTACATTTGAGGGCATAAAAAACCCGCAATGAATGCGGGTTCTGACTCAGTCTAAGTATTGATGTATTTGTGAAACTTTACCTTTAATGGTGTAACCACCATTCAGTTCGATGGGTTTGTAAAGCGGATTCAGTGACAACAGATAGATGTTTGGTCCGTCAATCGCAACTTTTTTTAGTGTTACGTTTGGCGTTCCTTCCAATTGGATTAAGATTATTTTTCCCACCAGTTCTCTAATGTTACTTGAGCATGGTGTGATCAGCACGGTAGATCCGTCGGGGATGGTTGGGAGGCCGTTAGAGTTTGTCATCGCATCTCCCTCAACATGCAATAAAAAAGAGTTTTCAGCGGTTTTTGTCATGACATCAACCCAATTCTTAATACCAGGAATCTCGGTTACTGGACAACTCATATCCCAATAACCAGCCTGTTCCCACGTTAAAACGGGCAACCGGGCGATGTTGTCACTAATGTAAGGGTACTGATTCAGACGCAGATCATCGGCTTTATCGTGACCGTCCTTTCCATAAAGAATCCATTCAGGAGATTTGGAAAGCAATTTTGACAGTAGATACAAATTCTCACCGTCAGGTTTTGAAGAGCCATTTTCCCATTTTGTTACGGATACACGAGATATGCCGATTGCTTTCGCAACCTGCTGTTGGGTTAATCCAACGTCTTTTCGACGATTCCGAATACGTTCGCTGATAGTGTTTTTCATGTAACCAATGTTACTACCAAGTGATGTTGCTATGGTTGACATTGTTATGTAACTATTGTTACCCTTTTGCTCGAAATAACAGGAGAGTTTTATGTTCAAAGATGATGTTCTGCGCTATTTCAAAAAAAAGCGACTAGTAGCTGAGGCTCTTGGAATTTCACATGTGGCTGTTGTGCGGTGGAAAGCAGTTATTCCCAAACTTCGCGCAATGGAACTGGATGAAATTACTAACGGTGAATTGAAATACAACCCAGAACTTTACAAGAAGCAGGATAGCACCTCAAACGAAGGAAAGAATGATTCATGAAAATCAAGCATGAACACATCCGCATGGCGATGAATGTCTGGGCGCATCCGGACGGCGAAAAAGTACCGGCTGCGAAAATTACCAAAGCGTATTTCGAGCTGGGAATGACGTTCCCGGAACTGTATGACGACAGCCATCCGGAAGCCCTGGCCCGTAATACCCAGAAAATTTTCCGCTGGGTAGAGAAAGACACCCCTGATGCAGTTGAAAAAATTCAGGCGTTGTTACCAGCGATCGAAAAGGCAATGCCACCTTTGCTGGTGGCCAGAATGCGCAGCCACAGTTCAGCTTATTTTCGGGAGCTGGTGGAGACGCGGGAGCGACTGGTGAGAGACGCTGATGATTTTGTCGCAGTGGCAATCGCCGGTTTCAATCAGATGAACCGTGGTGGCCCGGCAGGAAATGCTGTGGCAGTACATTGACTGACAATAGCCATGTCGAATCGCTTCCGGCAACTCGTGAGTAAAAAGATTCGGTATCAGAAGAGGTGAGTATGGCTAACGCCTGGCTCAGATTATGGCATGACATGCCAAATGACCCTAAGTGGCGAACAATTGCCAGGGTGTCAGGGCAGCCAATTGCAACAGTGATGGCAGTATATATCCACCTCCTGGTGAGCGCGTCACGAAATGTCACGCGAGGTCACATTGATGTCACGACAGAAGATTTGGCAAGTGCGCTCGACGTGACAGAAGAGGTAATTGATTCAATTTTGCAGACGATGCAGGGGCGGGTACTTGATGGTGATTTAATCACTGGATGGGAAAAACGCCAGGTGCTGAAAGAGGACAACGGCAATATTTCGCAAACCGCAAAATCTCCGGCAGAGCGCAAGAGGGCGCAGCGAGAGAGGGAAAGAAAGCGGGAACAAAATGGCGATTGTCACGGCGAGTCACGAAATGTCACGCACATGTCACGACGAGTCACGACAGATAAAGATACAGATAAAGATACAGATCAAGAAGATCAAAACACTATGGTCCATGGCGTAAAAAACGCCACGAACCAGGCAGGGGATGTTCAGACCGTCAATCTCGGTCAGCCAGCAGGCACGACACCGGAAGCCGATTCAGCGTATGCGCTGAAAGCCGATTCGGGCGCTGTGCAGCAGGTGATGACCGCAAGGCAGGAGCAATCACACCAACTTCAGCAGCCTGAAGCCGATTCCGCCATTCAGCGGGAAGCCGATCGGGTAGTCCCGGAAAACACCGGTCAGTCTGTGGGACGAGTGGATTATCCGGATGTGTTCGAACAGGTCTGGCGGGAGTACCCGTTGCGTGCCGGAGCAAACCCGAAGAAATCCGCTTTCAGTGCCTGGAAGGCCAGATTACGCGAGGGGGTGCCACCAGAGGCCATGCTGGATGGCGTGAGGCGTTACGCAAGATACCTGGCGGCTACCGGGAAAGCGGGAACGGAATTTGTTCAGCGAGCGACGACGTTTTTTGGACCGGACCGGAATTTTGAGAACCCCTGGTTTCTCCCGGTAAGCGGCACGAACAACCAGCGTTGTGTGAATCATATTACTGAACCGGATAACGAAATTCCGCCGGGCTTCAGGGGGTAAGTGTTAATTTCTGGTCATGAGGTAATTTTCAGGAGGGCTTGTGGCAAAAGTTTTTACACAAGAAGAGCGGGAAAAAATTAAAGGGCTGATCGTGGAATTCGTACGCCTTAACGGACGAGGCACGATTCGGCAGTTATCGGATGAAATTGGTGTCAGTCATGCGTCTGTCGGTCGTTTATGCATGGAGCTGGCCGCCAGTGGTGATGTTTACAATTCCGGTTACGGAGTATTCCCGTCTGAGCAGGCGCGCAAGGACTGGCAAAACGCCCGCAAAAAACTCTCAAGGGCAAAGCTGAAGAAACCATCTGTGGTTGATCCGGACCTTATCTGGCTATTACCAGACGGCGAAATACGCCGCTACGACAGGCGCCTAAACATAATCTGTCGCGAGTGCCGGAAGAGTGAAGCTATGCAGCGTGTACTGGCTTTCTATCAGGGTAATTTTCAGGAGACGGTACTGTGAGTGAAATTAGCTATCAGGCTTCAATTACCGCTGGCATTCGCATCAAAGGAGAGGAGCATGGAAATAAAACCAGAGGATGAGTTAAGCAATATCGTTTTATTTCCGGTAAAAGAGGATGACCCTCGTAATCAGGTTAATTTTCTTTATGAGCCATCGGAAAGACCATATTGTCATCACGCCTCTGTCCGGGTTGACGAAAAAGAGCGTCAGGTCCGCTGTAAAATCTGCGGTGCAGTTGTGGAGCCGTTTGACTGGATACTCTCTGTGGCGAAAAGAGAAACCAGACTGGCAGATGATGTAAGGCTATTGCGCCAGGAGGAACAGGAAAGGCGGAAAAATATAGAAAAGTTAATTCAGATTGAGCGTAACGCGAAAGCGCGGATACGCAGGGCGACAAAATCCAGAACTGAATAAATAAATTTAGAGCTGTAAATAAAATCTAATCCTTAACTGGAGGTATATTTATGTTAAATACACAGAAAGCCATTAATGCGGAAAAATATAACGAGTGGGCAAGAAAATTCTCTGAGCAGATTTTTAAAATTACTGGCGATGAGAATGCGGCAAAAAATGAATTAGAACCGTGGACGCCTGAAGGAGCCGACTCAAATTATTGCTGGAGGGAGGTTGATCCAGTTGATGCTGCAAATGAAGCTATGAGTTATTACAACGATTAATGTCAGGAGGCCGCCCGAAAGGGCGGTAATGAATGGTCACATTATTTAGAAAAAATATCCGCGAAAGAGTAGAACAACAGAATTTCTGTTTCTCATTCTGTTTATCGTGTTGATGATACCGATATCCCCGCTAATCCTAGTCTGGATAATCGGAAAAATAATTGAGCCAGTTATTGAATTGTATAACGACGTGGTATGGGCGTCATTCAACACACTGCACAATAAAATTAATCCGTATAAGGAAAACTGATATGGCAACTTTGACAAAAAAAGAACGGGCATGGTTGAACGAATTACAGGAAGTTCTTGATCGCTGTCCATCACCGAAAAAAATTGGCTTTTACACCATTGGCGATAAAAGCATTTACCTGTATGACCTACGCCGCATGGATGAAATCATGGAGGCTCTTGATAATCGTTCGTCGATGGATTGGTGTGTTGCTGTTCATGATATGAATGCAGGGTTTGATGAAAAGATTTTGTTCCCCTCATCAGTTGAAAGCACTGCGGGTTAAGGAGTAACACATGACCACTATTACCAAAGAACGTATTGAATTGTTCATTAAAAATCCGCTTGAAAACGGGCTTACCCGTGGTGAACAAATGGAACTGGCACGGATTGCGCTGGCATCGCTGGAAGCAGAGCCGGTGGCAAAGATTATAGCTCATTACCCATTAGGGGTTGACGTAGGCAAACAAAAATTCGTACAGGCCATTAGAGAGCTTCCTGACTTTGGCGGATATCTATTTGCCGCCCCTCCAGCGCCGATAGTGCCGGAAGAAATGTATTGGCAGGATGCGCCAGTTGAAGGCAGCAGCAAAGCGGCTGCATACGCTACAGGCTGGAACGATTGCCGCGAAGCCATGCTTCAGTCCGGAAACTTTCGGGAAAATAAAGATTCGTCAACCAATAATTTTCGGAAAATCCCGGAAGCGTCAACCAGCTCTCCGGTAACTCCGGCTCTTCTGCCTGGTGGTTTCACCATTGAGGAGGCGAAGGAATTACATGAAGACCTGGTACGCAGCCACATAAGCAAGGCCTTAAGTGGCGAAAAGATGAAAAAGAAAGATCGCGATGCTGATTTGCGCTGGATTCATGGCGTTATAGTTCAGGCAGCGTGGTTTGTAAAAGCATCACTGGAGCAGAATGCACTATCGGGCAACTATCCGGTAACTCCGGATAGTTGGATAAGCTGTAGTGAGCGAATGCCGGATACCAAAACAGCCGTTCTTGTTGCCAGGGATTTTGGCAGGAAAGGTGACTGGCGAATGAAATGGGCGACTTACATCCCGGGGCATCCTGACGCTAATGATGGGTGGATAATACCTGGTGCGTCGTGGATACCATCACACTGGATGCCTCTACCAGAACCGCCGCAGGAGGTGCGCCAATGAACTGGCCTGAAGCATTTGCAATTACAGGCGTTGCTATGGCTATCGCTTTTTTAGTATATGTTATTTGTCGGTGGGGGTAAAAACGTTCGCCGGGATTAACACCAAAGGAGGGAATATGTCGGATGATATATCACTGGCAATGGAAGGTGCGCTGGCTGTTGTTGCTGTTGTGGGCGTTTACTGCCTGGTTGTGTTTTTGATGGATCGACTAGGGAACTGAATTCATTACGATATGGGAATTCCCATATCGGGTAAAAACGGTTTGCGGTAAAGCGAGAGTTAAGTAGAATTGCTGCGGGTGCTTGAGGCTATCTGCCTCAGGCATGAACACCAAAAGGCAGATAGAGAAAAGCCCCAGTTAACATTACGCGTCCTGCAAGACGCTTAACATTAATCTGAGGCCATATCTATGCGACACATAGAGATTAGCCTCTTACGGACCGAAAGGTCAAGGAGAAGCAGGCTATGAAGCAGCAAAAGGCGATGTTAATCGCCAGGTCGCTGTCTTCACAGCTTACGAACCTGAGGAGTAAGAGACCAGGCGAGGGAGAAATCCCTCGCCACCTCTGATGTGTCAGGCATCCTCAACGCACCCGCACTTAACCCACTTCAGTAAGACGTTATATAAGTAATTTTAATATAGATAAGGATTAGCGAATGAGAACGTATATTAAAGAGTTAAGATGGGGAAGTTTTATTTTACTCCGGGGCGATATGATCTCTAACTATGCCTCAAATTATGGCGAATGGTGTGAAGTTGAGGTCGACTTATACAAAACATTATTATCAGAAGGCAGCAATGTTTTAGAGATTGGTGCAAATATAGGCTTGCATACAATACCATTATCAAAAATATGTAGAAATGGAAAGGTAATATGTTTTGAACCTCAGCCACCAATATTTAATATGTTGTGTGGAAATCTGGCTATAAATAACGTATTGAATGTTATGCCATATAACAAAGCTGTTGGTGATATTTGCGGGGATATTATAATTCCTGTATCTTCATACGATAAACCCTGGAATTACGGTTCATTTTCTATAGAAAATGGTTATAATAATGAAGGGTGCTATGATGCCCAGCCCAGCCCAGCCCAGCCCAGCCCAGCCATTATTACCATAGATGCATTTATGGAGTCTGTAGGGATAAAAATTGATTTCATCAAAATAGATGTTGAAGGATATGAAATCAATTGTATGCGTGGTGCTGTGAATACAATTAAAAATAACAAGCCAGCAATATTCTGTGAGGCTGTTAATAAGAAAGTTACAGATGATGTTGTAGACTTCTTATCCATGTTGGGATATGAGGGGTATTGGTTTGTTGGTAACAGATATCGACATGATAATTTTCTTGCCTGCCCTGGCCCAATGTATGGAAAGTTAAGTTATGATGTGAATATTATATTCATTCATAAAGATGATAATGGTAAGTCCAGAGATCTATGTAGAGAAAGGCTCAGAAAGTTTAAGAATTTTGAACAGTTGAAAGAAGGTATTACAGTTCTGCAATCATACCCCTAAATTTTTATTTTTTTCATATATAAGCCCATGTTAATTATTCAAATAACCTGCACTGATTCTAAGTAGTTTCCGGTACCAGGAGGGCAAGTAAGAGAGGCATAGAGTTTTGTGGCCTAATGATTTATTCAAGAAAATTAATGAGATCACCTCTATGCCTACTCGCTAATTATGTCGGCATTAGTGAAGCGATGCTAACGTATCGCTTCACTAATGCCGACATAATGCTTTACTGGATACCTGCCCTGGTAATGAATTCCTCTGTCGCAATATTTTCCTGATTATATTTAGTATGTAACTCAGGGCCAGTGCTGGTAGGTCGCCTACTGGCGACGCTGAGCATGATAGTTCTGTGGCTTGCAGTTGAAGATAAGGGATTGCATTTTAGGTTTAACATCAGGATATGTATGATGTTAGTAGAGAATGGCTTACGACAGCCGCGCCAATGTCAAGACGAACGTTGCTGTGCACGTCCTTAATTACTTTGCCAGAAACTATCAGAATATGGCGTTGGTTTACTCGCGTTGATTTATGGGGATCTCTCAGCGTTCAAACTGGTTTTGTTTTTTCCACGTATTCTGGTTTACAATTCGCTCGTCAGCCTGAACAACTGGCACCTGCTGCGCCAGCAGAGAAAACTGACGGTGCACAATATCAAATTTCACTCTTCAGATACTGGCCTTGCCATCCGGCACGGGCGGCGTTCACACATATTTAAAACCGACTGGTACCAACACCCTCCATGCACTGAAGAGCAGGCAGCGTGGCTAATTCAGAACTACCGCAGACGTGGGTATGAGTTTAAGAAAGCCCTTAGCCTCGACTACCGTCACTGGATAATCTACGTCAGGCTCCCTTACTCCGAACGCCCACCGCGTCCGTCCCGCACATTCCAGCAACGGATCTGGAGGTAACGTGCGGGTATTACTTCGACCTGTTCTGGTACCGGAACTTGGGCTGGTGGTCCTTAGGCCGGGCCGTGAATCCATGCAAGTATTTCATAACCCTCGAGTGCTGGTGGAGCCTGAACCGAAAAGCATGCGCGGTCTGCCGTCCGGAGTCGTCCCTGCCGTTCGCCAGCCGCTGGCGGAGGATAAATCATTACTGCCATTTTTCAGCGATGAGCGGGTGATTCGTGCTGCTGGTGGCGCAGGTGCACTGTCTGACTGGCTCCTGCGTCATGTTAAATCCTGCCAGTGGCCACACGGCGATTATCACCACAGTGAAACCGTCATTCACCGTTATGGCGCTGGCGCGATGGTGTTGTGCTGGCACTGCGATAACCAGCTGCGCGACCAGACCTCCGAATCACTCGGGCAACTTGCTCACCAAAACCTGGCAGCATGGATGATTGACGTCATACGCCATGCAATGAATGGCTCGCAGGAACGGGAATTATCGCTGGCTGAGTTATCCTGGTGGGCGGTCTGCAATCAGGTGGCGGACGCGCTACCGGAGGCAGTATTACGTCGTTCGTTGGGATTACGTACGGAAAAAATTCGCTCTGTGTACCGCGAAAGCGACATCATACCGGGAGAACAGACAGCCACCAGCATACTGAAGCAGCGCACAAAAAATATTGTGCTACCGCCTCACGCCCACCAGCAACAGAACCCACCACAGGAAAAGACGGTGGTCAGCATTGCCGTTGATCCGGAGTCTCCTGAATCTTTCATGAAGCGACCTAAACGTCGCCGCTGGGTTAACGAGAAATACACGCGCTGGGTAAAGACACAGCCGTGTGCGTGTTGTGGTCAACCAGCCGACGATCCCCATCACCTGATTGGTTATGGTCAGGGGGGAATGGGAACAAAATCCCACGATATTTTCACACTACCGCTGTGTCGGGAGCATCACAACGAGCTTCATGCGGATCCGCTGGCGTTCGAAGAAAAGCATGGTTCCCAGGTTGATTTAATTTTTCGTTTTCTTGATCACGCCTTTGCAACCGGCGTGCTCGGGTAAAAGAGGTTACTGATGCGTATAGAGTTTGTTTTGCCTTACCCGCCGACGGTGAACACCTACTGGCGACGTCGTGGCAGCACATATTTTGTATCAAAAACCGGTGAGCGTTATCGCCGGGATGTGGCGCTTATTGTTCGCCAGCAGCGACTGAAATTAAACCTGTCCGGACGGCTGGCGATAAAGATTATTGCAGAGCCACCGGATAAGCGCCGTCGTGACCTGGACAATATCCTGAAAGCACCACTGGATGCGCTGACGCATGCCGGACTACTCATAGACGACGAGCAGTTTGATGAAATCAATATTGTGCGCGGTCAGCTCGTTCCTGGTGGGATGCTGGGGATAAAAATCACAGAACTGGAGTGCGCATGAATAACCAGTATTTACAGTTTGTGCGTGAGCAGCTCATTATCGCCACCGCTGATTTGAGTGGGGCAACAAAAGGTCAGCTTGAAGCCTGGCAAGAGAATGCCATGTTCGATACAGGGCGTTACAGGCGAAAAAAAATCCGGTACCGCGATGAAGTGACTGGAAAAATGATAACGCGGGATAATCCACCAATCCCGGGAAAGCAATCGCTGGCGAAGGGGACGTCAATACCTCTGGTCAGTCCGGTTGAGTTTTCGACATCATCGTGGCGGCGGGCTGTTCTGTCTCTTGAAGAACATCATAAAGCCTGGTTGTTGTGGTGTTACAGCGGGAGTATTTGTTGGGAATATCAGATCGCGATAACACAGTGGGCGTGGAATGAATTTAATACTCAATCCGGTACCAGAAAAATTGCAGGGAAAACGCAGGAACGCCTGAAAAAATTAATCTGGCTGGCGGCGCAGGCAGTAAAAGCAGAACTTTTTGGTGGGGAAGGTTATGAATACCAGGAGCTGGCATTACTGGCGGGAGTGACAACTAAAAACTGGTCCAAAACATTTACTCGTCACTGGGTTGCAATGAAACACATTTTTCACCGACTTGATAGTGAGGCTTTATTGTTTGTAATGAGAACACGTTCAAAACAAAAGGCGGCATTTTCAAAGCAAAGTGTTGCAAAAGTAGATTGAAAGGCATATATTTCATGCAAATCTGATATTTTGCCGATTTTGTACGTGATGGCAAAAGCAAACAAAACCCGCCCACAAGCGGGTTTTTTGTACCACTTATCTCGGATAGACATGGTGAATGCGCTAGTGGAGGAGATAAGGGTGATTTTTGAATGCTTGCAACATTGATTTCGTAACGTTATTATGCTGCGCCCGGCCCTTTAGCTCAGTGGTGAGAGCGAGCGACTCATAATCGCCAGGTCGCTGGTTCAAATCCAGCAAGGGCCACCAGCCGCCACTAGCTCATCAGGAAAGAGCGTCAACCCTTTAAGTTGAGTGTGCGAGGTTCGAGTCCCCGGTGGCGGTCCAGTGCCGACTTAGCTCAGTAGGTAGAGCAACTGACTTGTAATCAGTAGGTCACCAGTTCGATTCCGGTAGTCGGCACCATATGCGGGCATCGTATAATGGCTATTACCTCAGCCTTCCAAGCTGATGATGCGGGTTCGATTCCCGCTGCCCGCTCCAGTTAGAGTCTTTCAGTCTGCGATGATGGGAAATCCCGGAGTGACTGAAAGACGTTTAAGTTATGAATGATCGCCTTTTTTTGCAAAATTGCTGTGCAGAAATACTAACCTTCGAGCAGGCGATCATTCATAAGCACTCTGCTTTTATTCCGATTAACTGTGGGTGGTTTGTTGGATAGAGTGCTTTCCTTTCTGTATATATCGTTTCGCCCGCTTTTGCGGGTTTTTCTTTTCAAATCCCTTTCATTTCTCAGTGTAAAACTACGCCATCCGTTATTTGCGGAGGTGAGGCTATGAAATCCATGGACAAAATTTCAACGGGCATTGCCTACGGCACCTCCGCAGGCAGTGCTGGCTACTGGTTTTTACAGTGGCTTGATCAGGTCAGTCCGTCACAGTGGGCTGCGATTGGTGTACTTGGGAGTCTGGTTCTGGGCTTCCTGACTTATCTGACAAATCTGTACTTCAAAATCAGAGAAGACAAGCGTAAGGCTGCACGGGGAGAGTAATTCAATGACTCAAAACTATGAACTGATTGTGAAAGGGATCCGCAATTTTGAGAATAAAGTTACGGTAACTTTAGCGTTACGGGACAAAAAACGCTTTGACGGTGAAATTTTTGACCTGGACATCTCGCTGGACCGTGTTGAAGGTGCCGCGCTGGAGTTTTATGAGGCAGCAGCCAGAAGGAGCATCAGACAGGTCTTCCTGGATGTTGCTGCCGGGTTATGTGAAGGGGATGAGCAGTCGCCGGAAAAGCGCCCCGTAATTTTAGAGGCGCAGGATGTGTTGA